TAACAAAGGCCTTAAACCTCAAAAACCTTCTTAGCTATCGCCAACTTATACAATCCATAAATTATGATCATCAAAGTGGCTATAACCAATCCACCAAAAATATAACACCATCGCTTGTTGATGTAGCACGCTCGAAAAGCGTTAGCAAGCCAAGTGTAGTACTCGCTCCGCTCCGAGGAGTACCAACGAAACCCGCGCAGCAACAATTTGCGAGCAATGGACCACTCCATCACATAGTTGGAGACTCGTCGCACGAACGACGATTTGACGTACGCGCGCAAGTACAGATCCGCCACCCAATGGATCGCTCGTACAACGCGTCCGTGGCTACGACGACTCTGAATGCGCAGCATCTCCGCAAGAACATCTGCCATGTCAACGTCGGACGACTCAACACGCACCCGCATGTCCTTCTTGTCCACGAACTTGACTGGTGACGAAAACTTGCGCTCAACCACTCCGTCTTTCGACACTGTTGTGCTACGGATGTAGTTAAATTCGCCTTCAGGGTGATAAATGAACCGGCTATTCCACTCGCGACCTTCACACAGTTCCTTGTGCACAAAACTATCCCCCAGCTCCACACCGGGGGCTAGGGCATACTCGTGAACCTGTAGCTCGTCGTTTTCAACCACATCGCACACACACTTGTGCTTCAGTAGGCGACAAGCCTTGCACAAATCAAAGTCCTGCATGGCAACAATACCGGCACCCGCTCGCGCCTGAATGCTCTCAAACAGACTCATCGAATCACCAAGCCACTCAAAGAAACGATCAGTCTCTGTGAATGTGGCAACCTCCTCATACGATGCCTGGCTATCGCCAGCGGCAATCACTCGCTCAACGCGGATGTTCCAAAAGTTGGGCCAATCATCAACAATGGGCGGAAGCTTCGAAGGATCAATCATTTCAGGATCATCGTCACGCGCGTACTTACCCTTGGGCGACACCACTAGAACAAACGGAAACCGTCTCTGCACAGCAATTGGGCACGCAAAGTATGCATGAGCATTCAAGTGCCGGGTGTTGGTGGTAGCTACCACCATGCGTGCGCGCAGAGGGTTGCGACCCTTGTCTTCAAGCGAAGCTTGGTTAGGTACAAGAGGGACATCGTTCATGATCTGAATGACCTCAGTCAGAGAGTTGTCCACTACCTTACTGTTAGGGTCACCGAAGGCAATGTCATCGAGTAGCAAAAACCACTTCATGGAGTCCCACCCCGACCAAAAATCATCACAAGTGTTGCGAGTGTATCTGTATTCATCCGTCGTGGGCAGGTCCCAAAACTTGCCGGCGAACTGGTACAACATACTTGTGAACGTTGATTTACCAACACAAGTCTTTCCGTAGACTAGTAGTCCGAACGGTGGGCGACGCGACTTCTGTGCTTCACGAAAAGTGGAGAGTTCAGCTTGCATCATCTGCATATCGTTGAGCAACTTCTTGATGCCCATCACTTCCATACCAGCCGTTTGGTTGCCGTATTTCAGAATGGACTTGCCTTCATCGACACACTGACGCAAGTCGCCAACGAACTTGTGATAGTTGGTTCCTTGAGCTTCCAGATCTCCACGAAATTGGAACTCACGGCGAACCTTCTGGCACGCATCAAACCACTTGGCGAATGACTGTGGACCGTGGACGAATGTCTCCCACTTTCCCGTCTTAGAGAACAACAATGCGCGCTGAATGAACAACGCTATAGTATCCAAAACGGTTGTCATGAAGTTGACACCAATCATAGGTGAAGCCAGTTCTTTCTTGCAGACGTTGGCGACTTTCTCGTCAATCTTCACACCCACCAGGGCAAAGACGCCTAGAGCGACCGCATACTTGTACACTCGCGTGATCTGCTGCACCAAAGAAGAGTGCTGCAAGACTTCCCATTGCGAAATGAGACTCCGCAGGTCAGTGACCGACTTCAGTGCATCGTCTGCGCTTTGCAACTGAGGTGTGAACAAATCAGCTGCGATGTCAGAAATCATCGTAGCTACGCCCGTGAGCAATGAAGCCCCGGTGCGCAGCTTGATGAACACAGTCACAGCAAGAGCCCTGTCGATGTTGGTGTTGGCACGCATCAACTGTAAACACAGGAGCGTAACATCCTCGACGAAGCTCAACACTTCGGGGTCCGTGTGCTTCTCCAAAAACACCTTAGGATCAAAGTTGAAGCCTTGCAGTTCAGCGTGTTTCTCGCGACGCGCTCCTTTCAACAACCTGCTGAACGGGCCGAGAGTTTCGACCAAGTCGCCCTTCTTCATGCAAGAAGCGTCGCGACCTTGAGTGTCACGAATTGCATATCGGGGCCGATCCATGTACTCCTTCACCATGGAGAACTCC